CGCAATCCCGGGTCTGTTTAAACCGGAACCACATTATTTGCGTCACTTCCCTCACATATCACGAGATATGCGTAAAGAGTGGTTGTGGTCGTGTTCGAGACCTGGGTACAAATATTATGACCAGTTGATGCCCCACTAGCGGCCTTTGCCGTTTCATAAGTGGGGAACCAGTTAATACTAGAAGTACTAACAAAAAGGCCATAGATGACAATACCATCAACCATGGTAATGCCACTGGTGTTAGAGAAAGCGTTCACAGAGAACGCATTGGAGGCAGTTGTGCCAGTACCATAAGTGGCACCTGTCACACCGTTAACATATAACTTAACGATGGTGCCCAACGCAGCTGTAATGCTGCATGCACTGTACGCACCGTTACCCGCAGTCGGGTTTGCGGCGACTGTAAGAGTGCATTGCGACCAATCTCCAGAAGAACCAATAAGTGTAGGTCTGAACGCAAACAATTCCTTGTGAAGTTCCAACACATAATACAACTCTAGATAGCCTACGAATGTAGATGTTGCGGTTTTGGCAAACATAAATATGTCACCCTGAGTAGAGTCTCTAGGATTAGAGACGTCGTCAATGGCAATAAACTTATAATCTGGTACTCCCACGTCAATAGTGCCGACGGTGTCCTTCCAAACTGAAGTCAGTTGAGCACCGGGAGTTGACAGACAACGATTAACAAAGTTAGCGCTTGACGCGAGGCGGAACGGTTCCGCCGAATCGGAAGTATAAGAGATAAGCACGTCACCCGTGGTGGAAGCACTTGCTGCTGTTATAAACCGATAACCAACCTTGAGAAATCGAAATTGCTCAAAAATTTCCGCATATCGGGAAGTTCTCGTACCATCAAAGAACAAGGGATTTAAACGGTGGCCACCGACAAACTCAAACACTGAGCCCTGCAGCGTGGAAGCTGCGACGACGACGACCTCTTTCCCTTGGATTAATATACGATCTCTTTCCTGCGATAGAATCTTAAATTCGTTGGACCCAATTGAGGACCCTAATGATGCTCCTAGACTCTGGTTTGGCATGCGTCCGAGCATGCGACCGGTCTTCGCCTTGGAGCGTTTCTTGCTTTTAACACCGCTACTCACTTTCACCATCACTGCCGGGACCTTAGCTTGCGCTTTAGGTACTCGCAACGAAGGTGTTGGAGTCTTGCGAGGTGCGCAAGTTGCTTCTGCTGTTGTGTTACTTCTTCGACCCATTCGTCTAGTGTATACGAGTCCTGAATATAGCGCCCCGAGAAAACCTTCTGGACGCGCACAATCAATGAATTCGTTATCTGCTTCAAGCCAATCCTCACCGATTGCCAAAGCGTTATCGTGCCGTTTACAACACGAACCCAAACGAGTAGTAGGAATATGAGTGCCGTTTGCTACGGAACTCTGGAACTTATTATCTGAAATGTATGGACCACACCAACCGTCGGTTAGATAGTCAAATACGTATGGAGCCGTTTTAAACTGATATTGTTGGTAGCAATATCAACCGGGATGCTAGAATTCATAGTTAAGGGTCTCGGGTTCTTCCACGGAACCGTCATAGACCAGGGTAAGTGTAGAGTAATGCTTTTCCAATGCCCGCTGCTCTTCAGGGGTTATGTCCCAAGCAACATAAACATCGTATCGAGTAATGTCTGAAATCTCTCCATATCCGAGACTCATACCGCGGCTCAAAATTCGCATCCCACTTTCGAAATTTAAGCTATTAGCGATACCGCTTCTGCGTCCACTCCCATTTCTCAAATAACACTGGTACAACTCTTGTAAAACTGGAACTCTGCCGGCACATGCCAACCCGCCCTCTCCGACGGCGGTTAGCCAAGCCTCTAGTTCACTTTGTGTTTTAATAGAGTTGGTGATTTTTGATTCCTTAATGAGAGCGGTTGGTATATTACGTACCATGATGCAACGACCCCCATCTAACCTGATGGGTTTCATTTGACAGAATTCAACCAGCGGCAGCTCATCCACCGGGGCTTCGACTGTCATTCGAAAGCCTAACTCCAAGAACCACTCTTTCAGCCCCTTGTTAAACCTTCGAACATCACGTCTTTCCATAAACACCACAACATCATCGCCATTATTGATAAATCGAGCGGATATCTTCCGCTCCTCAATATAGCAATGGACCATGTTGCACATCAACAAAACGTTACCCAACGC